GAGACGGAAAAAGATATGTCTGCCTATTATAACAACTGGGATATATTCAAATAGTAAAAGCAAAACTTAAAGATTCATCAATCAATAACACGCTTCTATTAAATGAGGCGTGTTTTTATTTTGGGAGGTTAGCATGAATATAGATAAGATTTCTATCAAGAAGTTGATCCCTGCCGACTATAATCCTAGAAAGGATTTAAGGCCAGGTGATCCAGAGTATGAAAAACTAAAAAGGTCATTTGAGGAGTTTGGGTATGTTGAACCAATTATTTGGAATAAAACTACAGGTAGAGTGGTTGGTGGCCATCAGAGACTGAAAGTTCTACTGAGCATGGGTATGGATGTAGTGGATTGTGTAGTTGTAGAGATGGATGAGGAAAAGGAGAAGGCTCTTAATATTGCATTGAATAAAATAAGCGGAGAATGGGATAAGGAAAAACTGGCACTTCTTATTACAGATTTAAACGCTGCAGACTTTGATGTATCTCTGACTGGATTTGATCCAGGAGAACTGGATGATCTTTTCAAGGATTCTTTAAAAGACAAAATAAAAGAAGACGATTTTGATATAGATAGCGAGCTGAATAAGCCCGCTATTTCGCGTTTAGGGGATGTTTGGATACTTGGTAGGCACAGACTGGTATGTGGAGATAGTACAAATAAGGAGACATTCAATACATTAATGGATGGAAAAGTTGCTAATCTGGTGGTAACTGATCCCCCATACAATGTTAACTATGAAGGTACTGCAGGGAAAATCAAGAACGATAATATGGCAAATGATGCTTTTTATAAGTTTCTGTTAGATGCCTTTATAAATATTGAAACAGCACTGGCAACAGATGGAAGCATTTATGTATTCCATGCCGATACAGAGGGACTTAATTTTAGAAAGGCATTTGTCGATGCAGGTTTTTATCTTTCTGGTACTTGTATTTGGAAGAAGCAATCCTTGGTTCTTGGAAGATCTCCTTATCAGTGGCAGCATGAACCAGTACTCTTTGGTTGGAAAAAGAAGGGTAAGCATCTCTGGTATTCAGACCGCAAGCAATCAACTATCTGGGAATTTGATAAACCTAAAAAGAATGCAGACCACCCAACGATGAAGCCTGTTTCCTTAATTGCTTATCCAATTATGAACTCAAGCCTAACAAATAGTATAGTGTTAGACCCTTTTGGAGGTTCTGGCTCAACCCTAATTGCTTGTGAGCAGACTGATAGAATTTGCTATACAATCGAGCTGGATGAAAAATACTGTGATGTTATTGTGAAGCGTTACATTGAGCAGGTAGGAACAGATAAAGATGTCTATGTGATTCGTCAAAAAGAGAAGATTCCATTCAGTGGGGTAGCTACATCTTCTGACGAAATATGTTGATAGAAGAAGTTATACATTCATTCAAAGAAATGACTTGCTATTGTGTAACTTTAGAGTGATATATGTTACTACCAAATAAGAAAGGTGGTATGTAGCATGAAAATTGAATTTAATCGCACTGGCAGTGAAAGGAAGGCCCTAGTTACCGCGATTGGGGAAATACTTGGTGAAAAGCCTAAATACAAAGGCGCACCAACATTTGTTTATCAAATAGGCAGATTTGAAGTGAATAAGGAAGGTGCTCTTATTTTTGATGAGGGTGTTGTTGGCGAAAAAGCGACCATACTCCTAGATGAGCTTGAAAGGCAAGGATTTTCATATGTGAAACAGGATTGTTTGCTAGCAGAGCATTTAGAAGATAAAGACTTGCTAGTTATTGAAATTCCTAAGAGAGATTTCAATGATAAAGCCTATAGCAACTTGGAAAAGATTCTGGAAAGCAAAGGAGCTCTCATTAAGAAGGCCCTTGGAGTAGAGGAACTACCTGTTGAACAAACAGAGGAGTCGCTCCGGTTTCCTTGGTTTTACCTTGACGGAGATGCTGAGAAGGTTAAAGCATATACACATTTTATTACAGCCCTTTGTGATATGGCAAAGAAGCAAAAGAGAATCACTGCCACAGCTAAAGAAGCAGACAACGAAAAATATGCCTTTCGATGCTTCTTATTAAGACTTGGTTTTATTGGAGAAGAATACAAGACATCAAGAAGAATACTTCTTTCCAAACTAAGCGGCAGTTCTGCATTCAAGAGTGGAGTTCCTAAGCGTGAGGAGGTGAATGTAAATTGAAAACCGTTCACCCAAAAATAATAAAGCAACTAAGGAGTGTCTATACACCTGGAACAAGAGTGGTTTTAGTAAAGATGAATGACCCCTATACCAAACTAGAACCTGGGGCAAGAGGTACTGTCATTGGTGTAGATGATATTGGAACCATTCATGTCAATTGGGACTCTGGTAGCAGCTTAGGAGTTGCATATGGCGAGGATTCCTGCAGAAAAATCGAGGAGGAAAAGAATGAATGACATTATAAAAAGCCAGATTTTTGCCATTAGAGATACAGGCGAAACTAATATGTTTGATCTTCCCTTATTGACCAGCATTGCTTTAAGAGAAGGATATATAGAGCTTATAGATTATCTTGAAAAGAATAAGGAAGCGTATGTCCATTTTATTCTGACAGGGAAAGTAGAAACAGAATAATAAATAGACTATTAAATCTTAGGGAACTCTTCGGGGTTCCTTTTTTCATACCCATTTGGAGGTGGTGGCTATACGTAAACTCGATAAATATAAGCCGACCATCTTTAAGGCGGATGGTTCGGTGTATGATAAGGACGCTGCAGACAATGCAGTATCTTTTATTAATTGCTTAAAGCACACAAAGGGAGAATGGTATGGGCAGCCATTTGAACTGATAGACTGGCAGGAACAGATCATCCGTGATGTATTTGGAATTTTAAAGCCGAATGGCTACCGTCAATTTAATACTGCCTATATAGAAATTGCTAAAAAGCAAGGAAAATCTGAACTTGCAGCAGCGGTTGCCTTGCTCCTTACTTGTGGTGATTTTGAGCATGGTGGTGAAGTATATGGATGTGCATCTGACAGACAGCAAGCTTCCATTGTTTTTGATGTAGCAGTTGATATGGTAGAACAATGCCCAGCACTTAAAGCAAGAATCAAACCTGTATTATCACAAAAACGACTTGTTTATAAACCTTTGGGTAGTTTCTATCAGGTTTTATCTGCAGAAGCCTATACCAAACATGGACTAAATGTGCATGGTGTGGTATTTGACGAACTACATGCTCAGCCCAATAGACAGCTTTTCGATGTTATGACCCATGGTTCAGGTGATGCAAGAAAGCAGCCGTTATATTTCCTAATTACCACTGCCGGCAATGACACACATTCAATTTGTTACGAGGTGCATCAAAAAGCTAAAGACATCTTGGAAGGGCGAAAGGTTGACCCTACATTTTATCCAGTAGTTTACGGTGCTGATGAAGATGATGACTGGACTGATCCAAAAGTGTGGGCGAAAGCCAACCCCTCAATGGGCATTACCGTTGATATAGAAAAGATTCAAATTGCTTGTGAAAGTGCAAAGCAAAATCCAGCAGAAGAGAACCTGTTTAGGCAGTTGCGTTTGAATCAATGGGTAAAGCAGTCGATACGCTGGATGCCAATGGAAAAGTGGGATAAATGTGCTTTTGCTATAAACAAGGAAAGTCTTGAAGGACGTGTGTGCTATGGTGGTTTGGATTTATCGTCTACCACTGATATCACAGCATTTGTTCTTGTCTTTCCACCTGAGTATGAGGGAGATAAATATATCATCCTCCCTTTTTTCTGGATTCCAGAAGATAACATGGACCAAAGGGTAAAGCGTGATCATGTGCCCTATGACGTATGGGAGAAGCAGGGGTTCTTACACACCACTGAAGGAAACGTGGTGCATTATGGTTACATCGAAAACTTTATCGAAGAGCTGGGCTTAAAGTACAACATTCGAGAAATTGCTTTTGACCGGTGGGGAGCTGTACAGATGACACAAAACTTAGAGAACCTTGGGTTTACAGTAGTTCCTTTCGGTCAAGGTTTTAAAGATATGAGTCCGCCAACGAAGGAGCTTATGAAGCTTACCTTGGAAGAGAAACTGGCGCATGGTGGTCATCCGGTGCTTCGATGGATGATGGATAACATCTTTATTCGTACTGATCCTGCTGGAAATATCAAGCCGGATAAAGAAAAATCAACTGAAAGAATAGATGGAGCTGTCGCTACCATTATGGCTCTTGACCGAGCAATCCGCAAAGGTGGAACAGGTAACTCTGTT